CTGAGATCTCACTTACAACCGCCGAATAATAGTTTATCACACTCTGAAAATTCGAATTTCACGTTGAGAGGGCTACAGAATTTCTTCACCCATCGGGTGAAGAAATTCAAGAGTAATCTCGCTCGAAAATCCGAACTCTGACTGGACGATACCGCATAATTCAGCAATTTCAAGGGGAATTTACGAACAAAGGAAGGATGAAATCGAAAATGGTTTTCTTTTGAGTTTCACGGATTCAGGTGAAAGTCTTGAAACAGGAAAAGCGGGCGACCAATGCGGATTTGAGTGCAACGCTCCATATCAATACAATGCGTAATGATCTGGGCTATTTTAAGACAAATCCGCCGGTGCCAAAGCATTTTACCGGCACGGCCTGGAAGCAGGGTCCGGCTGTATGGCAGGGCAAGGTGCTGCGGAGCAGCAGCATGAACCCGCTGCCCGGAAAGGGCAACAAAGCAAAAGCCTTTTTAGCGGAATTCAAAAGCGGCCACGTCGGTATGGTGCAGCGTATTATTGGTTCAGACAGCGGGCGCGAAACAACGAAGAGCGGCGCTCCCCGCTGGCGCAACAGCAAAGGCAAAGTGGAAAAGCTGGTGACGCTGGGAAGCCCAAGCGCAACCGCAATGCATCGTAGGATATGGCTGGATGTTGAGCCGGAAGTGGAGGCCTATTTAATAAACCGCCTTGAGGAACAGGTGCAAATTATTCTTGACCGTGCTGCGGGGAGGCATAAATAATCATGAAAAATTATCACAAGGCCATACAGGATGCCGGAATCGGGCGAACGCCGCAGCTCTGTCAGGATGCCATGATCGAAATGCTGAAAGAACTGTTTGACGGGAAATTGTACAACGGCCAGGAGGGGCGGAAGCCGCTGAAATTTTTCAAGCAGGATCTTCCGATCCCGACAGGGTTCGATGATGATGTTGACACAGACAAAGCGTCAGCCCCTTATATTCTGGTTCAAATGACCGGCGGCGAAATCGCAGACGACAACAGCCCACAGACGGTGGATTTCAGTATTGTGATCTGCGCTTACGACGAAGGGATCGAACGAGAGGGCTATCAGGATGTCGCCAACATCAAAGAAGATATTATACAGCGGATCTGTTCCGCGCCGTATTTCGGCGGTTCGTTCACCATTTTGAAGCCGATTGCGTGGGCATTGCAGGCGGATAAATCAGACCCGTATTATTACGGGGCCTGCGTCCTGACGTGCACTGCCCCGGCAATGACACAGGATTCCGTATTGAAGGAGTTGATATAACATGAGCAGGAAAGCAGGGACATCCAATGTACCGGAAGCCGCAGAACAGACGGAAAAGGAATTCAAATTTCCGCAGCCGTGTGTATACTGCGGGCCAACCGTGCCGAATGTAGCACGGCAGTATACGGTCTATTCTTACGGCGTGCCGAAGGAACTGGAAGCATTTATTCGGAAACATCCGGCAGCGCGGCGGCTGATGGTGGCGGTAGAACGGTTTGCAGAAACCCGGAAACGGCTTGAAACACCGGGGACTGCGGAATCCGTAATGTACCAAAAGGTACGAGCCGAAATGTAAGGAGGACAAGAAGCAATGGCAAGTATTTATCCTCATGGCGTATATGTCAGCGAGCAGGAAACAAGCCTGATCGCTCCAATCGTTGGGACTGCGGGACTACAGGTAATTATTGGAACAGCACCAGTCAATATGCTGGTAAATCCGGAGGAAGCCGTGAATAAACCGCTCCTGGTGTACAGCTATAAAGAAGCGGTGATGTCGGTCGGCTACAGTGACAATTTTGAAAAGTACACGCTTTGTGAGAGCATCAATGCAAACTTTCAGGTTGTAAATACCGCGCCGCTGATCCTCATTAACGTGCTGGACCCTAAAAAACACAGTGCGGTTTTGCCGGAGGAACAAATTGACGTGACGGAAGGGATCGCTGTGATTGCGCATACCGGCGTGCTGGTGGATAAACTGACTGTTAAAAACGGCGATACCGTCATGAAATATGATGAAGATTACACGGTTGAGTTTCAAAACAGCGGATATTTACATATTATCCCGCTGGAAGGCGGCGCAGGAGACGGCGCGGCGGTGCTGACCGTGAGCGGAAAAATTTTGGACCCGGACCTGGTATCCGATGCGGATATTATTGGAGGCGTGGATTTCAGTACGGGGAACGAAACCGGTATGGAGGTTATCCGCCAGGTATTCCCCAAGCTGAATATGACGCCGGGCATTTTGCTTGCGCCGAGGTTCAGCCGGAGTGCGGCCGTATCCGCTGCATTACAGGCAAAAACAAGGGAAATCAATAGTGTGTTCCGCGCAGTATGCATTGTTGATATCAACAGCACGGAAACGGGTGCGCAGAAATACACGGATGTGAAGCAGACCAAGGAAAAGCAGGCGGTCAGCGATCCAAACGCATTTGGCGTGTGGCCGTATGCGAAGATCGGGGATACGATTTACAGCGGGTCCACGCTGGCCGGGGCATTGACAGCCTACACGGACGCAGTGAACGAAAATACACCGAACGTCAGCCCCAGCAACAAAATACTTTCCATCAGTGCGGCATGCCTGCCGGATGGCACAGAGGTCATTTTGGATCAGGAGCAGGCGAATACGGTAAACAGCTTTGGCGTTGCAACATTCCTGAATATGAACGGGTTCCGGCTGTGGGGAAACAACACAGCCGCATACCCCGGCAACAGTGATCCAAAAGATCGCTGGTTCAGCGTGCGGCGCTTTATGAGCTGGGCGGCAAATACATTCATCCTGACGTACTTCCAGAAGGTGGACAGCCCCGCAAATGTACGACTGGTAGAAGCGATTGTCGCGAGTGAAAACATTCGTGGGAATTCGTTTGTGGCACGCGGCGTATGTGCCAGATATGAGATCACCTTCAATCAGGATGAAAACCCGACGACTGACCTGATGAACGGAAAACTTACATTTCATCAGTATATTACGCCTTTCCCACCCGCTGAACATATCCAGAATATCATTGAATTTGACCCCTACGCATTGTCTAATGCGTTCTTTGGTTAAAAGGAGGACGGGGTAAATTATGGCGATTACGAATAATTATGTACCGGAAAAGGTAAATGACTACAATGCATATCTCAACGGGAACCTGATGATTGGCGTTGCGGCTTCGGTGGAGATTCCAGAGATTGCGCAGAAGTCAAGTGATGTCGAGGGCATCGGCATCAACGGCACACTGGACAGCCCGACGATTGGCCAGTTTGAAAGCATGGAGCAGGAAGTACAGTTTAATACCCTGTACAGCAGTGCAGTTGATATGCTTAGTCCAGGAGAGGCGACGGATTTAACGTTTCGGGCGGCGCAGCAGGTGCTTGATAAAAACGGCGGTTATGCCTATAAAGGCCTACGTGTTGTCGAACGTGGCCGCGTCAAAAAATTCAAACCCGGAAAAATCGAAAAGAGTGAAGGTATGGAAGCTGCCGTCACAATCGAGCTGACCTACATCATGATTGAGGTGGACGGCGAACAGCTGATTGAAATCGACAAACTCAACGGCGTATACAAGCGCCGGGGGGTTGATATGCTGGCGAACATCCGCAGCCTGATTTGAAGCCATATGCCAGCCGCCGGGACTGCTGGCGGCTGGCATACAAGAGAACATGATAGAAGGGAAACGGAACAATGGCAGAAGAAAAAAAGCCCGCAAAGGCGTTTGCGGATGAGACTGCACCCAAAAAGAAACGCGTGAATGTAATTGAACTGCGGTCCCCATACAGATTTGAGGGCGTGGAATACACCGAGGTGGATGTGTCCGGTTTGGACACAATGACGATCAATGATGCCGTAAGGGTTCAGCACCGACTGTTTGATGAACGGGAAATTGCTGCCTCTACGCTTTGCGAAACGACGACAGCTTTTGCACGGGAAATTGCGGCAAAGGCCTCCGGGCTGCCCGTGGAATTCTTCAAGCTGGCTCCCAGACAGATGAGCAGGCTTGTTACAAGGACGGTACAGGCCTATCTTAATGCGGGGGAAGCCGCAGAAAACAACGTTTTGACGCTGGAGAAGCCGTACTATTACAACGGCGAGGAATACCGGGAAATTGACTTGAGCGGCATTGCGGAGCTGACCAGTATGAATGAAAGTGCGGCAGAAAATATGATTGCCCGTGAAGGGTTTCTGGTGACGGAGACTTCTTTCAATTATCTATATGCCTGCTGCCTTGCCGGGATGGCAACCGGTAAGCCCAAGGAATTTTTTACCAGCCTGCCTTTGAAGGAACTGCTGAAGCTGAAAAATGCGGTAAACGACGCTGGTTTTTTCGAGTAGCGGGCGGCGCTAAAGCACTGCGGAAAGCAGCCTTCCGGCTGGCTGCTGCAACGGGGGACCGCCCGGAATTTTACCTGACCCTGCCGGTACGGGAATTCGTGGAGCTGAATAACGAATTTGCGGAAGAGGCAAAGAAAGAGAGGCGGAGCCGTGGCAAGGGGCGGAAATTTAGAGCTTAGCATTCGCATTGCAGGACGGGTTGACCGGAGCCTGACGGCAGCCATAAACAGCGCCCAAAGCCATGTCAGCAGTTTTTCTGCCAATGTAGGCAGGCTTGGCACAGCGGGGCTTGCGGGGATTGGTGCGCTGGCAACGGGAACGGCTGCAACTGTTATCAGCTGCACCAATGAGGCGGAAAAGTTCGCGAATGGCATGGGAGATGTTGTAAAGTATGTCAGCGGACTTGCGGATTCGACCGGCAGGGTCAGCGACAGTCTTGCACTGAACCCGGACGAAAGCGTATTGAACGGGAAGACCTATGCAGAGAACTATACCGAAGTGTCAAAGGCGATTCGTGATTTAAGCACGCAGATCCCCTATGCGCAGAAGGAACTCCAACAGCTGGCCGCATCGGCGGGACAGTCCGGCAAGGGCATTGCTGATTTATATGAATACGATTCCAATGGAAACCTGTCCGGTTTTCTGAAGGACGTTGCTATGATGGGCACCGCCTGGGACATTGAAGCATCACAGGCAGGTGATTGGGCTGCAAAGTGGGAAGTTGCACTTGGCATGAACCATGACCAGATCATGACGCTGGCGGATCAGATCAATTACCTCGGTGCGAATAATGCGACGACTGCGGCGGAAATCGGCGGCGTTGTCAACAAAGTCGCGAGCTTCGGGCAGGTGGCCGGTATGGCAGCAGACGACACTGCCGCACTTGCGACCGCGATACTGGCAATGGGCGTAGATGATGCAAAAGCAGCAAGCTCTATCAGCAGAATGTATACCAATCTCAATAAGGGCGCGAGTGCAACCAAGGCCCAAAAAGAGATGTGGGAATCCATGGGAATGACTGCTACACAAGTTGCGCGGGGAATGCAGAAGGATGCAACCGGGACGCTGATATCTGTTTTTGATGCGATCAAACAGCTGCCAAGTGACAACCGTGTAGCAGCACTTAGTACATTATTCGGGCAGTGGGCGATCGAGGCAGGCGGAAAGCTGACCACTAACCTTGATGCTTTTACAGATGCATTAGAATCTGTACAGGACCCAGGCAATTACACAGGAAGTATGAATCGCGAGCTGGCAATCAAAATGGACACGCCGGAAGCGGTCAATCAAATGCTTAACAGCAGCATCAGCGCCTTGAAGGGTGAGATCGGAGAGAGTTTCCTACCCGTCAAAAAGGAATTCAGCCTGATGATGATTGATGCCATAAACGGAGCG